GTAGCAGAGCTGGATTCGTGATGGACACTTGAACTATGGCACGGACATCTGCTACTCGCGCACACGGAGGGCTCACTGCCCAGCAAGAACTTTTCTGTCGCGAGTACATCGTGAGCTGCAAGGGCGGCGCTGCTGCACGAGCTGCGAAGTACTCCGAGGCCAGTGCTGATGCTCAGGCCACAACTCTGTTGAAGAACCCCAAGATCGTGGCCCGCATCGATGAGCTGATGCAGCAGCGCAACGCACGCCTGGAGCTGAGCGCCGACAACGTGCTGCGCGAGCTGAGCCGCCTCGCGTTCAGCGATCCGGCCCACGCGTTCGGTGAGAACGGTGAGGTGCTGAGCGTGCCGCAGATGCCCGAGGACACGCGCCGCGCCATCAAGGCCATCGATGTGCGCGAGGAGTACGAGACCATCGACGGAGAGCGCCGCTTCGTGGGCTACGTCAAGAAGATCACCTACCACGACAAGAACGCCGCGATCGACAAGGCCATGAAGCACCTGGGTCTGTTGGTGGATCGCGTCAGCGTCGATGGCAAGCTCACGCTCGAGGAGCTGGTCCTCGCTGCTCGCAAGAAGGACGCCCAGTGACGCCCGCTCAGAAGGACGCCGCCAAGCTCATCGGCCGATGGGCTGATGATGCTGTGTCCTTCGTGCGCGAGTGCTTGCAGGCTGAGCCTGACGCGTGGCAGGAGGAGACGCTGCGTGCGCTGAACACGAACATGCGGGTGGCGATGAAGGCCTGCAAAGGCCCCGGCAAGAGCGCCCTGCTCGCGTGGATCATCCTCTGGTTCCTCGCCACGCGCCCACACCCCAAGATCGCGGCCACGAGCATCAGCGGCGACAACCTCAGCGACAACCTCTGGACCGAGCTTGCGAAGTGGATGCGCCGCAGCTCATTCCTCAGCGACACGTTCACCTGGACGAAGACCCGCGTCTTCGCGAAGGACCACCCCGAGACGTGGTGGGCCAGCGCACGCACATGGCCCCACAGCGCGGACGCGCAGCAGCAGGCCGACACGCTCGCGGGCCTGCACGCCGACTACATCATCTTCGTGCTCGACGAGGTCGGCTCGATCCCCGACGGCGTCATGGCTGCGGCTGAGGCTGGCCTGAGCACCGGCATCGAGATGAGGATCGTGATCGCAGGCAACCCCACGCAGCTCAGCGGGCCGCTGTACCGCGCATGCACCACCGAGCGCCACCTCTGGCACCTCGTCACCATCACCGGCGACCCCGACAGCCCGAAGCGCAGCCCCCGCATCAGCATCCAGTGGGCCCGCGAGCAGATCGAGAAGTACGGGCGCGACAACCCGTGGGTGCTGGTCAACGTGTTCGGCGAGTTCCCTCCCGCGTCGCTGAATGCCCTGCTCGGCATCAACGACGTGGAGGCCGCGATGTCGCGGCACTACAAGCTCACCGACTACAACTTCGCGGCCAAGATCATCGGCGTCGACGTGGCCCGCCAGGGCGATGACGCCACGGTGCTGTTCCCGCGCCAGGGCAAGGTCGCGATGAACGCAGTGCTCATGCGGAACGCGGACAGCTTCGGCATCAGCGGGAGGCTGGCGCAGGCCGAGGATCGCTGGAAGCCTGAGGCGACGTTCGTGGATGCAAGCGGCGGATGGGGATGGGGTCTGATCGATGCCCACCGGCTCCTGGGCAGGGACCCCATCCCCGTGGAGTTTGCGGGCAAGCCGCTGAACCCGAAGTTCTACAACAAGCGCACCGAGATGTGGTTCGAGATGGCGCAGTGGGTGAAGGAGGGAGGTGCGCTACCGAAGATCCCCGAGCTGATCGCCGAGCTGATCACGCCCACCTACACGTTCAAGGGCGACAGGATGCTGCTCGAGCCGAAGGAGCAGATCAAGGAACGTCTGGGGCGCAGCCCCGACTACGCTGACGCTCTCGCGCTCACGTTCGCTTCGCCCGTCGAGCCCCGGCAGCAGGTCCTTCACCCCGCGTTCGCCACGTCCCCGGTCGTGTCGGACTACGACCCTCTCGCATAGGAGGCGAGCCATGTGCTTCTCATCCCCGAGCATCCCCGCACCCGTGGCACCACCTGCTGCGGCTCAGGCGCCCACCGAACAGGATCAGGCGGTCCAGGCCTCGCTCGATCGCGAGCGACGTCGTCAGGCCGCTGCTTACGGCAAGCGCAGCACGCTGCTGACCGGACCGTCGGGCCTCGAGGCCCCCGCAACCACGGCGCCGAAGACGCTGCTGGGGCAGTGACATGACTACCACGCGGCGAGGGCACTTTCAGAAGCGGCACGGTCTGCTGCTCACCCAGCAGGGTGAGTGGACCGCGCACTGGCGCGAGCTGTCGCAATACCTGAGTCCTCGCACGTCGAGGTTCTTCGCCGAGGACAGGCAGGCCCAGGGCAACAAGCGGAACAGCTCGATCATCAACAGCACGGCCACGATGGCGCTCGACACGCTGGTGTCGGGCCTGATGAGCGGCATCACGAACCCCTCGCGGCAGTGGTTCCAGCTCCGCACCGTGGACCGCCAGCTCAACGAGCGGCGCGACGTGAAGTGGTGGCTCGATGCGTGCCGTGACCGGCTGCAAGAGATCATGCTGAAGAGCAACCTCTACACCACGCTTCCCGGCTGCTACAACGACCTCGGGGCCTACGGCACCACCGCGTACACGGTCGAGGACGACCTCGACACCGTGACCCGCTACCGTGCCCTGCCGCTCGGGAGCTACTGCCTCGGCACGAACCACACGGGCCGGGTGGACAGCATCTACCGGCAGTTCCAGATGACGGTGGGCCAGCTCGTGGATCGCTTCGGCAAGGACCGCGTGAGCCAGAGCGTGCTGTCGAGCTACACGAACGGCAACGTCGACCAGTGGGTCACGGTCGTGCATGCGATCGAGCCGAACCGTGACTGGGACGAGCAGCGCCTCGACGCGAAGTACAAGCGGTTCGTCTCCGTGTATTGGGAGAAGGGCAGCACCGAAGAAGGCAAGAAGGCCTTCCTGCGCGAGTCGGGCTTCGACGAGTTCCCGGTCGTTGCGCCTCGGTGGTCTGTGCTGGGCGAGGACGTGTTCGGCTCGAGCCCTGGGATGGTGGCCCTCGGCGACGTGAAGATGCTTCAGGTGATGGAGAAGAGGAAGCTCCAGGGCCTCGACAAGCTGGTGAATCCGCCGGTCGTGGGACCGGTCTCGCTCCGCAATCGCCGCATCAGCCTGCTCCCCGGCGACGTGACCTACGTCGACGAGGTCTCCGGCACGCCTGGGTTCCGGCCCGCGTACCAGATCGACCTCCCGCTCCAACACCTCGGTGTGGAGATCCAGGGCGTGGAGCGCCGCGTCAACGAGGCCTTCTACCGCGACCTCTTCCGCATGATCTCGGAGATCGACCGCAGCAACGTCACCGCAGCCGAGATCGCTGCGCGGCAGGAGGAGAAGCTCATCGCGCTCGGCCCCGTCTACATGCGGCTCAACGACGAGATGCTGGACCCCACCGTGGAGCTGACGTTCCACAAGGCCCTCGCCGCAGGGCTGCTGCCCCCGCCGCCCGACATCATGCAGGGCGTGCCGTTGACGGTGGAGTACATCAGCGTGCTGGCCCAGACCATGCGGGCTGTGGGCGTCGCCAGCATCGACCGGCTCTTCGCGTTCGTGGGCAGCGTGGCAGGTGCGTTCCCCGGCGTGCTACACCGCGTGAACGCGGACAAGGCGGTCAGCCGCTACGCCGACATGGTCGGTGTGCCGAGCGACGTGCTCTTCGATGACGAGCAGGTCCAGCAGGCAGTGGCTGCGGAGGCCCAGCAGCAGAAGGCGCAGCAGATGATGCAGATGGCGCAGCAGGGCGCCGAGGCAGCGAAGAACGCAGGGTCCGCCGATCTCGGTGGGAACAACGTCCTCTCTCAGCTCGTGCAGCGGCTCCAGAGCTCGACTGCGCCTCAACCTGGAGTGCAGTGATGTCCGATGCCGTGCAGACCGCCATCATCATCGGGTTCTTCGGGTTCCTGTTCACCACGTTGGTGAGCGTCACCGTCTTCTTCATCACGCGGCTCATCAAGACCATCGACAAGCTCACCGACGCGGTGGAGCGGATGGACAAGCAGATGATCACCGTGCTGAACGACATCGACATCCAGGCCACGCAGATCGCGCATCTCGCTGCGCACAGGTGCGCCACCGAGGGCTGTCCGTTCTACGACCCAGAAAAGACACCCACGCCCAGCCCTCCCAGCGGACGCGAGCGGAGGACGACAATGGCCGCTGATCAGAAGATCCCTCAGGAAGTGCTCGACCTCCAGGCGGTGATGTCCACGCCCCACGGTCGGCGCTTCATGTGGAGACAGCTCACGGTCTGCCGCGTCTACCAGACCAGCTTCACCGGCAACGCCAGCACCTACTTCAACGAAGGCAGACGTGAAGTGGGTCTTCAGCTCATCGCTGACCTCATCGAGTTCTGCCCCAACGAGTACTTGCTCATGCAGAGTGAGTGCCAGCTCAAGAAGGAGCCCGCATGACCACCGA